TCGGCGGTGAACACGGGGATCTCCAGATCGACGCCGCGAGCGGTCCGAAGGTCGCCGATCTCGTCATCGATAGGAAGCTCTCTTGCATCCTGGACCTCAGCCACGAGGACTTCAGCGAGAACGCAAAGCGAGAGTTCCTGGCCCACTTCGGGGACCGTCTCTTCCGCCGCAAGAAACGCGAGACCGGGTGGCTCAACCTCATCTTGGAGGAGGCCGACGACTACGCACCGCAGCCCCGTGGTGGTGGTGGCGTCTCCGGTTCCGCCGCGAAGACCCTCGGAGTTTTCCAGCGCCTCGTGAAGCGGGGGCGGTTCAAGGGCCTCGGCGACCTCCTTATCACGCAGCGGTCCGCGGCCATCAATAAGGATCTCCTTTACATGATCGGGACCCTCGTCGTGTTCCGCACGACCGGGCCTCGTGACCAGGAGGCCGTGGACGGCTGGCTCAAGTACAACGAGCCCGGTCTCCGCAAGGAGGTCATGGAGTCCCTGGCGAAGCTGGAGGATGGCGAAGCCTGGGTGATCTCCCAGGAGGCTCTCGGGAAGATCGAGCGCGTCCGCTTCCGGAAGATGGACACGTTCGACACCGGGGCGACGCCGGAGCACGGGCGACAGGCGAAGCCAGCGACGCTCGCGGACATTGACGTGCCCGCGCTTTCGAAGGAGCTGCAGGCCGCGAAGGAACGCGCGCGGGCGAGCGACCCTGCGGAACTGCGGAAGCGGGTGGCGGATCTGGAGCGCCAGAACCTCATACTTCAAGGCGATGCCGAAAAGAAGCGTGCCGTCGTTTCGGGCGCGAAACTGAAAGTGTCGGCCCCCATCCTGAAGGACGCCCAAGTGAAACGCCTTGAGGTGGCCGTCGACCGTGCCCGCGATGCCGCGACCCTCCTCCTGAAGAAGCACGCGCACCACGTGGACGCGCTCTCCCAGCGCCTGCAGATCGTGGTGACCGAGGCGGGCCTGCTCCGAGACCAGATCAAGGCGGCCGGCGCCGCCGCACGAAATCAACCCGTAGATGCGCAGCCGCGCTCCGTTCGCAGTGTCGTGGGGGTGGGTCGGCCGGCTATTTCGTCCCGACCCACCTCCGCCGTTCCTGCGCGCCCGCGCGCTCACCCCGTTGGGCGCAAGGCTGGGCCCGAGGCCATCATCGATGTCGTTGCCACGCTCGAGCACCGCGGCATCCCCGTCTCGCGTGGAGCCGTGGCCCGCTGGCTCGGCATCCACCCCAACGGCGGCCGCTACCTCATAAACCTAGCCGCGCTCCGAGAGTCTGGCCAACTCGACGGGTTCACGCTTCGTCCGGGCGAGGAGGCCATCCTCGCGGCGCCTGGCGCCGCAGGGGTTAAGGACGCTCTCGACCGCGGGAAAGACGGCGGCAAGGGCGCGCGTAAGGTCCTCTTCGACGCCATCCTCGATCACCCCGAGGGGCTCGCGCGCGAGGACCTGGCTGAGAAGCTTGACCTGCATCCGAACGGCGGGCGCTTCCTCGCCAACCTCGCGTGGCTCCGGACGATGGGGGTCGTCGCCGAACGCTCCCCGATCAAGCCCACCCCGGGGGTCTACGTGTGAAGCAGGGGCAGAAACCCATCCACATCCAGCGTTGGGCGCCCGCGGACTACCACAACGACGAGCATGTTCGTCTACTCAAGGCGCGCCGGGACTATCTCACCTTGACGTTCTATCGGCACTTCCTCGACGCCTCCTATACGAGCGGCGGAGACCTGCCCGCCGACCCTGAGGCGCTCTCTGCCATCGTCGAGATGCGAAAGCGCGACGTTGAGACCGCCCTTCGCTTCTGCGTCGGCAGGCTTCTCTTTCCCGACGGCGACAGGCTCTATCAGTCGCGGGTTCGCAGGGACGTCCAGTCGGAGTTGAAGTTCCGGGAGGAGCAGCGCGGGCGTGGCGCCGTGAGCGCCAGCAAGAGGTGGGATTCCACCACGATCCCGGGCACGAGGGCGCAAAGGCTTTCGGCCGCCCGAGCGATCGGACGGCACACAGACGAGGAGTGGGAGGCCCTCCTCGACGTTTGCGGGCGGGTTTGTCTGAAATGCGGTGCCGCAGAGGCCGATCTGTATGGCCAACAGCTCACCAAAGACCACATTCTGCCCATCTCCATTGGTGGTAGCGATGCGATAAGCAACCTTCAGCCTAAGTGCCGCAACTGCAACACAAGGAGCCACAAGGACCAGGTTGACCTGCGCCCAACTTGGTGGGCTGAACGCTTAACGAAACGCCTAACCGAACGTATCAATGAAGATACTGAACGCCTAACCGGGATGCCTAACCCGCCGTCGCCGTCGCCTGCGCCGACGCCTATAACGGACCCCTCTCCTAACCTCTCCCCAGACGGGGAGAGGGATGAGCAGGCCGACCAAGGGGCCAGCGCCGACGAAGAGGCTCCTCGTGCCGTCGGGACGAACCCGCGAGCGCTGGGAACGAACCTAAGGGCCACCCGAGCAAGCCAGGTCGAGCAGCTCGTTCGCATCTGGCTCCGCCTCGCCAGCGTCGCCAACGGCCAGATGCAGGACCAACCCCCCCTCGACGCCAGAGACAGAATCAAGGCCACCCTCCGGGCAGGCACCCCGTTCTGGCAGGTCGCTGCCTCCATCTCGGAGCAGGTCCGCGACAGCCTCCTCGCAGTGGGGCGGCTCAACACCGCAGCGAAGTGGCCACCGGACGGGTGGCTCGAGGACACGGAGCCAGAGGTTCCGCCACCGCGGGACGGGGCGGCGGAGGGGTAACCACGGGTAACTTTTTTCGGAAGGAGGCGCACATGGTTTCGAGGGGCACGACGATCACGGATCCGGAACTGCCGGTCCGCCTGACGGACGACGACCGAGCGGAGCGGGCGATCAGCATGGCGGCCAAGGTGCTCCACATCGCAGCGCTGCGCGAGAAGAAGCGCGTCGACGCGAAGGCGACGCAGGATCTGATCGACGAAGATCTCGACGAGCTGGAGCGGCTCGCGCGAGTGCTGACTGAGGACCAGGAGAACCGGAAGCAGGGCGATCTCCAGTTCGGAGAGAGCGAGGCGATGGACGCTCTACACGGGATCGCGCAGCGGGCGTGTACGTGCGAGGGCGGCGCCGAGGCGGAGATCAAGAGCCCGGCGTGTCCGGTCCACGGGGTGAACGGGAAGGCCGAGACGCACGTCGAGGGCGCGGAGCCGTATCCGACCGACGCGGCCGCGGACACTCACGGTGCCGGCGGTGACGGAGTTGACCAGACCGACGAGCCCGCGGGAGACGCTAAAGAGGCGGGCGGCGCGTGATCGTCCTCGGGGTCGACCCGGGCCTGCACGGTGGGATTGCCGTCCTCGATAGGTGGACTGGGACGGCGACTGTCTACCCCATGCCCCTCCTTCCACCCTCCCCGAATGGACGTGACGACTACGACGTCCCGCAGATCCTCCGCCTCCTGAGCATCGCTCTCTATCGCCCGGAGCGCCTGGTGGTGGTCGAGAAGATGCGTTCGCTCCCGTCGATGTTTCGCGCGAAGGGCGGCGAGCTGAAGCACGCGGGCGGCTCGATCGCCAACTACAACCGCGGAGGCTCTTGGCAAGGGTTCCGGTTCGGGCTCACCGCACTCGGTATCCCATTCGAGCCGGTTTATCCCCAGGTGTGGCAGAAGGCCATGCTCGATCCGGGCTCCGGCGACACCAAGACGCGGTCGATTTTAGCCGCTCAGCGGCTCTTCCCGACGACGTCACTCCTGCCCACGGCGCGCTCAAGGAAGCCGAGCGACGGGCTGTCGGACGCGCTGCTGATCGCGGAGTGGGGGCGGCGCAAGCTTGCGGGCGGGGATCTGTTCGCCCAGCGAGAGAAGGAGGCGTCCGGTGCCTTGTAACCCCGTGAAGCTGCCCGCCGGCGGCATGGCGATCGTCTGCACGCGCGGCCGTCGCGTGAAACAGTGCTCGTCCTGCTCGCGGGCAGGGGACCGACTCTGCGACTTCCCCGTTGAGCGCGTCGGGAAGGCGGGGACGTGCGACCGTTCGATCTGCCATCGCTGCTCGACGCGGATCTCTGGCGAGCGTGACCTCTGTCGCGCGCACGCGCCGCTGTGGGACCGGGTGGCCGACAGGGCCCTCGTCGGGCCAGGGGCGGTGCGATGAGCGACCCGAGGCCGAGGACCCCGTCCGGCGTACAGCTATTGGCACCCCTTGACCCCAGGAAGCTGATCGAGCAGGCGAGAGAGAAGCATCGTACATATAAGCCCTATCCCAGCGGGCGTGCCGACCCACACTGCTCCGAATGTGGCGACATTACCTGCCAGACACTCACTCTGTGCGACGCCCTGGAGCGTGCGCTTGAGGAGGGGGACGCGGCAGAAGCGCGGTTTGCCGCTTGGTCGGGGACTGACGTGCCATCGCTCAATATTGCTTTGGCGGGCGAGCGTTCACGCGCCGAAGCCGCCGAGGCCGAGGTGGAGCACTTTCGCGCCGTAGCAGGTCAGGCGATAGACCAAGTGGAGGCTCTCCGCGCCAAGCTCGCGCTCTTGGGGGAGGTTGTGGAGGCGGCGCGCGTAACACTGGCGACGATAGATCAGACAGAGATCGAGGACGGGATGCCAGGATTAGGTGCTGCTATTCGTGACGCCCTCGCGCGCGTCGAGCAGGAGAAGCCGTGACGGTCACGGAGCTAGCCACCGCAATCGTCACGATGCATGACAACAAGGCCAAGCGCTTCCTTCCGGGCCGGTTTGGATGGTGCGAATCGTGCGACAAGTACCTGGGCATCAGAGAGAAGCGAAAGTTCTGCGAGAAGCTGCGGCTTGCGCGTGAGGTCATGGCCGCCTTCGCCCGCGTCGAGCAGGAGCCCAAGCGATGACCGCCCCCACCGATAATCTGCGGGAGACATGCGAGGACTGGCTGTGGAAAGAGGATCTCCTCGATGCGGAGGAGCCAGACAGAGCAACGAATCTCAATGTCTTCGTCCGGGCCCGCGAGCAGGAGGCCCGCGAGCAGGGCGAGGCGAAGATTCAGGCACGACTCGACATCGTAGCCCGTAACCTTTTTTTTGCAGAGAGTCGGCTGGAAGAGGCCAAGCTAGAGGCCGCACGGGAGGCGCTGGAGAAGGCGGCGCAGATTGCGTTCGACACCATATTTGATCTGGAGGAAGAACCGCCCGGCTTGGCCGATGCCATTGTGGACGCCATCCGCGCCCTCATCCCACCCGCCAAGGAGCCTGCGCCCCCGCGATGAGCCAGCCTCGCACCTCCGACGCCCCCGACCTCGCCGAAGCCCTCGAGCTCGACGGCCATCTCGTCACGCCAGCGAGCGCCGCCGTTGCGCTCTCCGGGGGCGCCTGGCGCCGCGCACGCCACCTCGAGGAGCTCTCGTTCAAGCTCTGGTCGTGGGTCGGAGGGCGGACGAAGCGGCTCATGGTCCTCATGCCCCCGCAGCACGGCAAGTCGGAGCTGTGCTCGCACTGGACCCCCGTATATGGCCTGGCCCACAACCCCGGGCTCCGCTTCGGCGTCGCCTCGTACGCGCAGGAATGGGCAAAGCACTGGGGCCGCGAGATCCGTCGGACGATCGTGACTAACATCGAGCACCTCGGAGTCGGGATGGTGCAGGACTCCAAGGCCGCGTACCGCTGGAGCACGCTCGAAGGAGGCGGCGTCTACGCCGCCGGTATCGAGGGGCAGTGGACAGGGCGTCCGCTCGACCGGCTCATCATCGACGACCCCGTGAAGGACTATGCCGAAGGCGTCTCGCCCCACATCCAAGAGCGCAATTGGAACTGGTGGACGACGGTCGCGCGGCCGCGACTCCGCCCCGACGATTGCGTGCTCCTTGTGCAGACGCGATGGGACGAAGGGGACCTCGCGGGCCGCTTACTTAAAGCGAAGAAGCAGGGGCCCGGGTCGGAGGGATACGAGGACTGGGAGGTCTATCAGCTCCCCGCGATCGCGCAGAAGAACGACCCCCTGGGCCGCCCCGACGCCGGTGAGATCACGGTCGAGAAGATCCGGACGGCGGAAGAGCAGGGCAAGACGTTCAGGATCGACCCACGCTGTGCCCTTTGGCCCGAGGTCTTCCCGGCCGACTACTTGCTCAAGACCCTCGTCGTCATGGGGAGCCACAAGTTCTCGGCGCTCTACCAGCAGAGTCCGTACGCGCTCGAGGGCAACAGGGTCAAGCGGTCGTGGATGAAGTACTACATGGTCCTCCCGGATCCGCTCGACCGGATGATCCAGTCGTGGGACACGACGTTCGACGACGAGGAAGGGAGCGACCGCGTCTCGGGGCAGGTGTGGGGGACCAAAGGGGCCCGCTCGTACCTCGCGGACCGCGTGAACGACCGGATGGACGCTCCGGAGACGATCGCGGCCATGAGGAACATGAGCCGGCTGTGGCCGAAGGCGACGCTCAAGCTCGTAGAGAAGGCCGCGAGCGGGCCCGCGATCGTGAAGCTGCTCCAGCACGAGCTCCACGGGATGAAGGCGGTTCCGGTGAGCGGCCGCCGCGGTAAGGTCCAGCGTTTCGACGCGGTCGCCCCGTTCTTCGAGGCCGGCAACGTCTTCCTCCCCGACCCGTCGGTCGCTCCCTGGGTCGTCGACTTCGTCGAGGAGCTCTGCCGCTTTCCGAACGCCGAATTCGACGACGACGTCGACGCTTGTTCGCAGGCGCTTGAGGAGCTGATGGGGACGACCTGGCGAAAGGTGCCGGAGAAGGAACGCGAGTTACCTCCGGAGGAGCGGGCGGCGGAGATGAAGAAGCTCGACAGCGCGGCCTTCTGGAAGTCGATTCAGAAGGCGAAAGACCGCGCGGCGGGCAAGGGCAAAGAAAAGCGACCGGCACGGTACCGGATGTTGAAGGGGTGAAAGCTATGAGCATGAGGTTCAAGGTCGGCCAGGGCTTCGTGCTACAAGACGGGTCGTGGAAACCGTCCGCCGTGGAGAGTCTGAAGAGGGCGTGGGACCGCGTGGCCGAAGGATCTCTCCGGCTAATGGAGGCAACTGATGAAATTCCTTCCGTTCGGAGACCGCATCGCCGTTCGCGTGATCGCCGCTGCGGAGGTCAAAGGTCGCGGCGGAGTCGTGCTCCTTGAGGGCCGGCTCGACGCCCTCCGAGGCGAGGTCGTCGCTGTCGGTCAGGGATTCCTGCTGCAAGACGGCTCGTGGAAACCGTCAGGGCTGAAGGAGGGCGACATGGTCGCCTTCGCGAAGTTGTCGGGTTCGGATCTGAAGCTCGTGGGCAATCCCGGTAAGGACGAGACCCAGGAGGTTCTGGAGTTGAAGATCCTGCGCGTCGACGAGGTCATGGGCGTCGTCGTCTTGGACGAGAAAGCGCCGAGGGCCCGGCGGACTGGGTAGTGAGACCCGTCCGCCGCCGGTCGTCTCCCGAGGACTGGCGCGACGCCATCATGGCCGCGCTCGAGGGCGAGGTGTTCGACGCCTTCGAGCGCGGCAAGACGGGCGACATCCACATCGTGGTGAGGGTCGTCCCGGGCCGCGTCGTCGCGGCTCGGATTTCAGGGGCCTGGGACATCATCGTCCCCGGCGGGGAGGTGGCGGGTGAGGATCCGGGTGCCGGGACAGCTACACCAGCGAACGACAGTCGTCGCGACGAGCGACCTGCAGATGCTGCAGGAGACCAATCGTCAGCTCCGCCGGCGCCTCATGGACAAGCACAACGAGGCGTACCTGTGGCGGAGCAAGGCGGCGCGCTATCGCAACTTCCTGGCGGGGGCGTTGTCGGTGCTCTTGTGGTGGCCCTTCCGGGCCCTGACCTGGCTCACGGCGCGCCGGATCCGGAAGAACTTCCAGGTGCCCCCCGGCTTCGCCAGCAAGGTCGCGGCGGTGCTAGCCTTCGAAGAACAGCGGCCGGAGGTCGCCCCCTCGCCGACGGATGGCGAAGGTGGGGTGGCATCCGAGAAGGAGGGCGTCGATGACGCGACTGAAGCGCGTGAGGCGGATCCGGAGGATCGGCGTGAAGGGTAGGCGCCGGTTCCTCGCCCTGGCCGGCGCCGCGACGCTCGCAAGCCTCGCTCCGAAGACCTACCGGAAGGGTTACTATCACCCGTCGCTGCGCGGAGAGCTGGACCGGAGGATGCGGAAGCGGCGGCGGGAGATGAAGGGGGCGACGACGTGACAGTGGTTGGCGGACGGAAGATGGTTCTGGAGTTCAGACACCCGCAAGCCATGAACGTAGGCACCTACCTACCAGAGGCGGTGGTGTCCCCGTCAAAGGGGGAGCAGTCAGTGCTTACGCTCACATGCGAGGATGGCGACGACTTCTATTGTCGATTTGGCCTACGCCGTGGTGTCACGATCGAATGGGCTGGCAATGCGGGCCCCGGCGTCCTCGACTCGCACGCGCTCGACGACCTGATCGCGCAGCTTCAGCACTTCAAGAACTTGCTTGACTGTACGTGCGGCGACCTACCTTCGCCGAAGGATCTTGGTGGGCCGCAGAACATTGGGCCGACGTGCCCTGTTCATCCGCCGATGGCGCGTCCTGGCGAGGATGTCGAGACATGAGAACCTCCCGTCGCAGCTTCCTCGGGGCGCTGCTTGCCGTGCCAGTGCTCGGCCCGATGCTGGCACCGTTCGTCCGCACGCCCGTCAACATCTTCGACCAGGTACTTGAGCACGCGCCGGAACTCGACTGGCTCGAGTTCGGGCCGATGCCCTACTACGACCTCGGGTCGCCAATCACCGCGATGCGCGCCGTCAACAACGAGCACATGTGGGTCTTCACGGAAGACGCGATCTGGTTGTTCGAGGGCGGCAACCCGCCGAGGTGCATCGCACGGAGCAACGGTGTACTCCAAGATCTGAGTGGAGGAGCCTGACCATGCCGAAGGAAGCCCCGCCCCAAGAGGGCCCGCAGCTCATGATCGAGCTCACCGGCCCGAACAGCGTGAACGTCATCGGCCCAATCGGGCAAAAGCACCTCTGCTTCGGCATGCTCGAGATGGCCAAGATGTCGATCGAGGAGCACCACCGCAACCTCGGCCAAGCAACCGAGGACGCGTCGCGGCGTGTCGTGCCGCCGTCCGACGGCGAGCTCGAGACCATGCGCGAGGAAAGCCGGCGAAGGGGCTCATAGGGGCAACGCGCGTCCGTGAAGACCCCAAAGGAACTCTCGGCCATCGCACGCGAGCTGAGGCTCACGAAGATGCAGCTCAAGTTCTGTCACGAGCTCGCAGTCAACGGCGGGCACCAGGGCAACGCGGCCAAGGCCGCCGGCGTCCACCCCGACCGCGCGACCATCCAGGGATCACGGTGGGCGAAGCTCGAGCGTGTCCACCAGTACCTCTACGCGCTCACCGAGGAGGCCACCGCCCTCGCCGAGAAGCGCACACGCGACAGCGTCGCCAACCTCGCCGAAATCCTCGCGACCTTCACCGCACAGCTCCGCGCACGACCGCAGGACTTCTTCCTGACGGTCAAGCGGACGATCGAGGGGAAGACGAAGCGCAAGATCATCGGCTTGGTGCCCAACTTCCAGAAAATCAAGGCTGCCCCCACTGGGGTCGTGACGTCGATCCGTCAGAAGGCAGACGGGGAGTTCATCCTCGAGACGGCTAACCCACAGGTCGCGGCCGCGCGACTGCTCGAACACTACGAGCTCACCGCGGGCCTGCAGCCCAACCTCCGGACGCAGCCGTTCACCGTCAACTTCCTGATGCTGGACGAGAAGACGCTGCGCCTGCTCGACCGTGCGCAATCGGAGTTCGAGGTCATCGCGGCCCGCACCCACGGGACGAAGCGGACGATCGAGGCGACGGCCAAAAGACTGGCGTGATTTTTACGGCTTGCGTGGAGTGCGATACGTCGATGCTCTACCCCTACGAGTCTGGCGAAAGACCTTGTGGCGCGGGAGTGTTCGGTAGGGCAACGTGCGATTTCTGTGGCACGGCCAATTTTGTTGAGCGAGTCTCGTTCGGAGGCGAGACGATCGACGAAGAGGAGCTTTGCCGTAGGGCAAAGGTGTCAGCGTTAGGCAATTGTCGAATCAAGTCTTGAAGGACGTTCGTGTGACCGAGATCCCTCCGTTCGCCTACTGCGACTCGTGCAAGCAGATCCGAGCGGTTGAGCCCGATCCGCATGAGGGCCCCGATGTCAGCGGCGAGTACCTTGGCGCGGACCTTGTCTGCCGAGAGTGCTTCTCCATCCTGGTCACGCTCTACCGGAAAGCCTTGACGGCGACCGATCAGCGGCGTTAGTCTCCCCTCGTCTTTAGCCACACTCCCTGGCAGCCGGCCATGCCGGCGGGGAGCGTAGGGCGCCTCGCACCAGAGAGGCCCCCATCGTCGGGAGCTCACGGAGACTCCTGACGGCGGGGGCCTCTTCGTTTTTCCCGGGGGGTGTTCGTGGGACAGCCGCTGGCGATGTTCCTGACGATCGTGGCCGGCGGGATATTGACCATCGCCGTCAACGGGCTCTTCGTGCTGGCGCTTCGGCGCGCCGTGCAGGAATCCCACGACCACACCGCGCAGGCGATCGGGAGCCTGATAAGCATAGTCGCCCGCTATCGCGAGGTCGCCGAGGGCGCTCTTGCGGCGCTCACGCGCCGGGCGGAGGAGGCGGACAAGGGCGTCGATGATCTCGTGGGCACGCAGGAAGGTCTGGGCCGATCTCTACAACGGGTGAGCGAGGTCCTGAACGAGCACTTCCTGCGAAGCGACGGCAACGCCCGGCTCATCGCCGCGCAGCAGGATGAGATCCGGTACCTCCGCCGCGTCGCCTTCGCCGACAACGAATACGTGAAGGCGACCGAGAACCCGACAGCGCAAGGCGCCGTGGCCGCCCAGGTCCGTCGCGAGACCGAGTCCCCGCCGGCGCCGGGGCGTGCCCCCGTGCGCACGGTACGGCGCCGCCTGGACGAGGACGAGCTGCCTCCGCCCCGGGCCCGGGCGAGGACGATCAGTCTCGACGAGACGATCGATGGACTCTCGGAAGCCGCCGCCGAGGACGCGGCGAACCCCTGGGGCGCGGAGCCGGGGCGGGCGCCGGTCTCGGTCGACGTCCCGACGGCTCCGGAGACGGCCACCGAGTAGCGCATGTCCACCGCGTACCCGGCGATCTCGCAGCGCTCCCTCGGGCCCTTCAAGGTCCCGGACAAGAAAGAGAAGAGCGCCGGCGTCTGGGATGCGTTCTTCAAGCGCGTCTGCAACCACCAGACGCAGGCCCGCCGCGAGCTCGAGATCGAGTGGTACATCAACAAGCTCATGTACGAGAGCATCCAGTGGCTCGACTTCGTCGGCTCAGACTCGGCGCGCTCGGTGCGGATCGTCGAGCAGGAAGAGGACGAGGAAGACGTTCCGCAGACGATCAACAACGAGCTCCTGCCGATCACCGACACCCACCGCTCGCGCCTGGGCAAGCGCCGCTCACGCGGGTACGTCCGGGCACGCCGCGGCGACGACGCGAACGCGAAGGCCGCCTCGACGAAGGGCGACGACGTCCTCGACGCCACGTGCGACGAGGATCGTTGGGACGCCACTTACCGCGACCACGTCTTCAGCAACGTGCTCTACGGCACCGGGATCTTCTGCGCGGAGTGGCTGACCGACTTCCGAAAGACGACCCGGATCGGGGTGCTCACGGGGGCGAAGTGCCCGACCTGCCCTGGCTCCGGGGAGGTCCCCGGCTTCGTCGTGGCCGCCAACGCCATCAAGCCCGAGATGTTCATGAAGCTCCCCGACTCGATGCGGGCGAACGTGACCCGCACGAGCGAGTTCAACATGGACAAGGGCGGGCTGTGGGAGAGCTTCTCCGTCGACCACTGCCTGAAGTGCGGCGCCCCGATGATGCCGTACGCGCCCCCGATCGGGCCGGCGACGGACGCGGACGACCTGTTCGGTCGCTCAATGGGGAAAGACGTACCCCTCGGGGACACCCACGTCAAGGCGCCCTCGCTCTTCGACTTCTTCGTCGAGAACGACGGGATCAACCTCCGCCCGGGCCCAATGGGGCGCCCCGGCTGCCCGAACTGGTACGCGGAGGACAGCCCCGAGAGCGTCGACAACATTGCCTGCTGGCACGACCTTGGCGATAAGGTGCAGCCAGAGAGCCCCGAGGAGATCGCCCGGCAGCGGTTCGTGATGGGGGAGCACGGCTCCCGTAGCCGCGGCTGGCGTGACGTCGGAAACCGGAACCTCTGGGCCAACCACTCCCGACTCTTCCGCTTTGCCCAGGGGCCGACGCGCGACAACCCTCGCGGCCGCTTCGTCGTCTTCTCGAACAAGGTCGTGCTCATTAACGGCGATCTCCTCGTCGAGAGGAAAGAGGAGCGCGGGCAATACGTGCCGCGCGTGACCTACGCGGCCTCACGGTTCTTCCCGAAGAAGGACGAATACTTCGGTCAGGGCGTCCAGACCGGGATGTGGAGCCAGCAGCGGCGCATCAACATGAGCTGGTCCCAGATCACGGACATCCGCGAGCGCAACGGCGTCGACGCACTCCTCCTGCCCGAGGGCGGCCGGCTGGAGTCCCGCGGCTTCACCGAGGGGTATCCGGGGCGGGTGATCTACTGGAGCCACGACACAGAGCGTCCCGACGACAAGCCGGTCACCCTCGAGTCCCGCCTGGCCGATAGGAACGCGTACAAGGAGATCGAGTTCCAGATCGAGCGGATGCAGAACTTCTCCGGGCTTTACGATCAGGATCTGGGGAAGGCGCCGCAGGGTCTCACGAGCGGAACCGCCATCCAGCTCGTGGCCGACAAGAGCTCCGAGCGCGGTGAGATGCGGGACGCCGAGCTCATCGACGCGTGCAAGGAGGTGTGGTCCGCGGTCCTTTGCCTGAAGCAGGAGTTCGTCCGCGAACCCCGGAAGTATTGGGTGAAGGGCATCGGACAGACGTGGCAGGAGCAGGAGTACAAGGGCGCCGACCTGGCCGGTCAGACCGACGTCCTCGTCGACGAGGAGCCGCACTACGACAAGAAGGCCTTCGACCGCGAGATGACCGTAAAGGCGATCGACATGCGCCTTCTGCCCACCGACACCGCGTACGCACGCCGAGAGGCCCGCCGCGAGCTCGGGGTCCAGAACAACGTCGCGGACCAGGAAAGTCGTCAGCTCGACGACGCCGAGCGGAAGTGGCACGCGTTCGCGAAGACGCGCGCGGTGCCCGCGATCGAGCCCAACGAGGACGACCACAAGACGTACTGGGAGGTCTACGGGCTCGGGTGGAAGAGCGAGGAGGGGCTCGAGATCAAGGAAGAGTCGCAGTGGGAGACCATCCTTCCCATCATCGCCGGATGGGAGAAGGATTTCCGTCAGCAGAAGCAGCGGGAAGAGCAGTTCGAGCAGATGGTCCTGTCTGGGCAGTTCGCCCAGTCTCAGGCCCTGGCGAAGAGCGGTCCGATGCCGGTCCCCGCGCCCCCGGCTGGGCTGACAGACCCCGCGTTGGCCGGCCAGGCGCAGCAGGCACAGCAGGCCGCCGCGGCTCAGGCCCAAGCCGCGCACGCACAAGCGCAGGCGACGGTGTCCGAGTGGGAGGCCTACCAGCCGCCGCCCCAAGCTATCGAGCTCCACATCCTGGGAATCTGGACACAGAGGCTCGCTGAGAAGCAGGTCACGCCCACCACGGAGTTGCTCCCGGTGTTGAAAATGAAAGCGGTGGGGGAGGCGCACTACATGTACGCGACGATTCGCGCGATGCAGGCAACGCAGGGGCAGCCCGCGGTCGCGGCACCCGCCGCGGAGCAGACGCCGGCCGGGACGGAACCGGCGCCGACGGTAGCCTGATGAAGCACGACACCAACGGTCGGCCCGTCTCGCTCACGAAGGCCGAACTGGAGAGGCTGGCGCGAGCGTCCCTCTTCGATCAGCAATACGTGTTCGAGTTCCTGACCGGGCAGTGCCGCGGACTCCACGACCTTCCCGAGAACGACCGAAAGACCCTATCCATCTGTCGCAAGTGCGGGGCGGTGAAGAAGGTCAACTTCGAGGCCCCACCCACGGAGAGCGACCGACTCTTCATCCTGCGCGACATCGCGCGGATCTCGCCCGGAGTGGAGGTATCCGATGCCTAGCGTGTCGGGGAAGCAGCACCGTTTCATGGCGCTCTGCAAGCACAACAAAAAGCACGCGCGCGGGAAGTGCCCGCCGGAAAAGGTCTCTCAGGAGTTCCTCGCGGCTGACCGCGGCAAGAAGTTCGGCACGTCGAAGGGCCAGGAACAGCGCGAGGCTCTACGCTGATGCCCGACTACGGATACGGCCTTATCATCCCGCGTCGTACCCAGGCTCGCGAGCGCGGCGTGTCGACAGATCGGCGTCGCCGGCGGCGACTGAAGAAGCTCCAGAAGGCCAGCCGGCGAGCGAACCGGAGGTAGATCGAATGGTCGACTATCCGAGCACCCCGAGCACGACGCAGAACACGGCCACGAGTCTGAAGCGCACGTATCCGCCGCCGAAGAAGAAGCGGAGCAAGGGACGCGAGCAACGGCTCGCAATCGCAGGAGGGAAGTGATGGCGGAAAAAAGGCCGACCACGACCTACGACCCCAAGACCGGGAGCGACTACGGCAGCGCGCATGCCAAGGGCGAGGGCGCCGATCCCGAAATGGCGGAGATGTTGGAGACGGGACGGTTCAAGGGCACGAAGGCCGGCACGGGCGCCAGCGCCGCAGCCGAGAAGGCGCGACTCGCGCGTGAGCGGCCCAAGGCGGCCCCGAGCCCTGCCCCGACGCCCCACCCGGTCACCGCGAAGCCGAAACGCGAGGACTTCCCCGCGGGCATCGTCGGGCAGTCGAAGTACAACGACGCCCGCACGCGCTGGAACGAGGCTCACTCGACGGACAAAGTCTCGTCCCTCGGGGCGGAACAACGGAGGGCCATCGCCGGGTGATCCGACTCGGGCACGACCCGCGGGGGATCCGCGGCCACCTCCACGTTCGGGCGAAGGGAATGGTGCTCGAGGGGCACGACCTGGCCGACGCGCGCCCGTGCCCAAACTGCCGGCTCGTTACGGCGGAGCCGGATGATCCGGCCGACAAGCACCAGCACGCGGTCACGTGCCGTGCGTGCGGGACGACGCAGACACACCTTCTCCGGGCGCTCCCGTGCACGAACTGCTCGCCGCAGGGGGATCTGACGACATCGCTGGGGCCAGGGCAGAAGCTGGCCGTCGCTCGGATGGCCGACGGGTCCCCGTACTTCATGGGGAGCGTGCAGGGCGTGAAGTGGCCGTGGCGGTACCGCTGCTCCGCGTGCAAGATGACCACCCTCATCTCGGCCACGGAGTTCAACCGCCTGCGGCTGATGGAGCCGGCCGAGTACCTCCCGCTCCTCCCGTGACCGCGAACGCCACCGCCGAGTTCCCATTCAACGCTCCCGAGGTCGCGGCCACGATGGCGGCCGCCCACAACCTGCTCGAGGGGCGGAGTGGATCCGTCTCGGCGAAGGCGTGCTACGTGGGCCCGGAGGAGAACGGACGGCACGCGCGGAAGGTCATCGTGACCGTTGAGCTCGTGGTCTGGATACGGGAAACGTCCTGATGGCTGCCACGCGCTTGACGCAGGGGCCGGCAGAAGCGTAGGTTAGGCAAGACGTAGCACCGTACTGTCGCTGCTGAGTACCGACGATCGGCTCGGCCTGCTGGAAAACGCCAGCGGGGCCGGGCCTTTTCTTTTTCACCCGGGGCATCACCCCGAAGGAAAACGGAATGGCGCTGGGAAGGGAGCCGCAGGCTCTAGACGACCTGCGGACGAAGACGGAAGACGCATGGGACCGCGAGATCACGGGAGGAATGGGCGAAGGCGGAGAAGCACCCGCCGAGCCCACCAGAGCCGAGCCCGAAGGCGACGAGCCCGAGGGCGAGGGCCACGGACCTGAAGCGGAGGGGGATCACCCCGAAGCAGAGGACGAGCCGGAAGCACGGGAATCACCCGCTGCGGAGGCTGGCGGCCGCGAGGAACCCGACTACGAAGCCGAGTTCCTGACCGCCTACAAGGGCGATCGTAAGGCGGCCGCGAAACACGCCATCCAAATGCGGAACCAAAACGCGAGCATGGCTCGCGAGCTCAAGGAGCTGCGAGGCAAGCAGCGTCCCGAGCAGGTGGAGCCCCGCGAGGTATCACCGCGCGAGCGCCAACCCGAAGAGGTCCCGCACGACGTGGCGCAGCTCAACAGCACCATCGACAGCATGGCGCAGACGTACAACGCCAGCGAAACCCTGCTCGCAGCCGACGAAGATCGCCTCGAGAAGCTACGCGAGGAGATGGCGGACGTAAAGGGCGAAATCGACGACCCCGGCCCGAAGACAGATCTCGAAGATCTCCAGTGGAAGCTTCGGAATCTGGAGAAGAAGGCCGGAGCTCTGAGCACCAAGGTCAAGGACCGCGACGCCCGCAACCAAGCCCTGCACGATCGCTACCTCGAGTACGCCGAACGTCGGAGAGATCGCCTGGAAATCCACAAGCTCCGGGTCGGTGAACGAGCGAGAACGGAGAGAGACCAGAGAACGGAAGTCGTAGGCAAGCGTACCGTGATGCGGACGAACTTCTACGAGGCCGCGAAAGCCGCGGCCAAGCAACTGAAGATGCCGGAGCCGCTTCTAAAGAAGTTCATTGATGAGGAAAAGAAGGGCCAGGGCTACGCCCGTATGCGCGCGCTGGCCTACCTCACACCGGACGAAGCTGGAAACTTCCCCCAGATCGACGACTACCTAGCTTTCTGTCTGGACGCGGCCAAGGATTTCATGGGGTACGGCGAAGCCGGGCACGAAGCCCACTCCGCCTCCTACTCGCGGCTCAAGGCCGCGGATGCCTCCGAGGGGGTCCCATCCGGCGAAGCTCCCGCGCGGCGTGAATCCCGGCCCGGTACGCGACCACGACTGCCGACTCTGGAGGATCTCGAGGCCGAAACGAATGCTCGTTGGGACAACGAGCTCGCAACGGCACGTAGTCGATAGGAGATTCCCATGGCGTTCACCTCGGTGGTCAGCACGCTCGGCGGGTTGCAGAACTCGCTGAAGCGCATTTACGACCCCGACTACTTCGAGCTGCACCAGAACTACCGCGCCCCGTTCTACCAGATGATCCAGCAGAGCAAGAACCACGAGGCGGACGGAGAAGGCGCGTTCTGGCCGTTCTACCTCGAGACCCCGCAGAACATGGGGTCCCCCGCGGAGGGCGGCGCACTACCCCCCGTCAAGTCCCGGACGGAAGTACAGGCCCGGGTCCGCCCCATCCAGTTCATCAACAGCTTCCAGATCAGCTTCATCCTGGCCGCGGTCGGCACGAAGCGCGGATCGTTCTCCAAGACCGAGATCCAGCGGCACATGTGGGAATCGACCACCGATGTGACGAAGCACATGAACCGGGTAATGGCCGGTTCCCACGGCTCCGGTCGTCTCTGCCAGGTGCAAGACGCCACCGTGGCCACGGCCAGCTTCGTCGCGAAGCTGCCGCAGGGGACCCTCCTCATCCGGCCGAACATGCTGCTCGACGTCTACACCCTCGACTCGGGCGGAGTCATCTCCAGCACCGGCGCCGCCACGCAGATCAAGGTGAACAGCGTCGTCCCCGCCACGCGTACCGTGAACCTCGCCACCGCGCTCACGCTCTCGGCGAACGAGCACGTGTACGTCTACCCCGACTACAACAACACCAGCAACGGACTGCTGGGGCTGGTGGACGACGGGACCTTCCTGACCACCATCCACAACCAGAGCCGGTCGAGCTTCCCCGGCCTCAAGGCCACCGTCCTCGACAACGGGGGTGTGCTGCGGCCGCAGACCGAGGAGCTTCTGATCGACGGCGCGTCGCAGACCCTGCAGAACTCCGGCCAGGAGATCGACTGCTTGCTGATGAACAGCGGGCAGATACGCCAGTACCTGAAGAACGTCATCCCGCAGCGTCGCTACAACGTGAACGGGAAGGGCGTCCCGGCCTACCAGACGGGGGCCCGCGAAGACGATCTCCAGTTCCTGTGGGGCGGAAAGACCTGCCACATCAAGCGGATGGAGGACATCTCCCCGAGGAACATCTTCGGGATCACCACCAGTCTCATCCGACGTTTCGAGGTCGAGAAGCTCGACTGGTACGACCACGGCGGGGGCCAGATCCTCGCGCAGGGTGTCGGCGCCAGCGGTCGGACGACCACCCAAGAGGCCACGATCTACAGCGTGACCAACATCGGGAACCTCCAGCCGAACGGGCACTTCGTCATCCGAGACCTGCTCGATCCGCAGCTCTGCGGCGACCCCGCCGAGTAACCGCGTTCCACTGGCCCGGGGGGCGTAACAGCCTCCCGGGCCCGTTCAAAGGGGCGGTCCTCATGATCGCCTGACCGGAGAGAGAGGAACAGAATGGCCGGAGCTGCCGGAATCCCCCGTAAAGACCTGCAAGCCGTCTTGCAGGCCGCCATCCCACAGCGAAAGCTCGTCCGCATTCCTACGGCGTCCGTGCTCGCGCTCTTCGCGACTCCGTTCCCGCTCGTGCCAGCGCCTGGCGTGAGTCGCTTCATCCTGCTCGACGAGGTCCTGTGGGAGCATCGCCCCGCGACGCCCCCCGTGGCCTATGCCGGCATCGCTGCCGGCGAGGACCTGGTGGTGAAGTACACCAACGCTGCCGGCCAGACCGCGTCCGAGGTCCAGGAGACCACTGGCTGGCTCGACCAGACCGTCGGCGCCCTGAAGGTGGTGAAGCGTCGGCCCGAGGTCGCAGGTACCCTCGGCGTCTACACGGAGAACGCGGCGCTCGTCGCCCACATCCTGACGGGTGAGATCATCACCGGGACCGGCGACATCTGGGCCGAGGTCTTCTACCGCATCCTCGCTACGCGCCTCCCGCTCGAGCGGTAGAAGAAGGCGGCGCGGTTGAACGTCATCACGCGGATGTTGCCGGCGAGCTTCGAGATGACCGTCCCGAAGCCGCCCGACGAAGCCAAGGTGCTCGGCCGGTTCTTCCAGGCGTACCCCCCGGCCGAGCACTCGTGGCCCGTCGCCATCGTGGAGGCCATCCGCAGGGACATCGACCCCGAGTTCTGCCCCATGTGGTGCTGGACCGTCTACCGGCACCCCGACAGCTCGATCACGAAGGAGGGGCGCCACTGGCTCTGGGTCGAGCAGCGTGACCGGATCGAGCCGAAGGCGCCGCCCCGCTACCTCCCCGCGGCGTACGGCGTGAACGCCGGGCGCCGCCCCAACGTCGCCTTGGATTCGTTGGAGCAAGAGGCGACTCCCTATCAGCGCGCTCGCAACCTCTCCGGCGACTACATCGACTTCGGCTGGTGGGTCTACTGGAAGTTGAAGTTCATGAAGGACACCTACGACCCGGATCCCGACCACGCGATGGACGAGATTCTCAAGGCCTCGGGCGCGCGCGAGTCGGAGGCGCTCGGGAAGCTCCAGAAGGAGACCGAGTACCGCTGGAGCCACGACGACGCGTACCTCCAGAAGCTCGCGGGGAAGATCGGATCGGTCGACGCGAAGGCAGGCTTCGCTACCGAGTTCAAGAAGAAGCCGTTCGTCGAAGTGAGAAAGAGGAGCAATTCATGAGCAGCGTCGCCGTTGCCGCCGAACCTGTCGCCCAGGAGGGCGCCCAGAGGCTGGACTATCGCACAAAGATCAGTCCCCGGCCGCAGTTCTATCTCTTCAGCCCCGCCGACGAACGGCTCGAGGCGATGGTGAACGCGGAGTCGCTCATCTTCCCCAAGACGGACGAGATCGCTTGCGTCGTCTACTCGACCAGGCTGGACCGCTGCGAAGGCGCACGCCACGCCCGGCGGTGCCCCTGGCGCGACGCCGACGCGCAGCCCCTCGAGGGCGTGCTCCCCATCCGAGAGCAGCCGGGGTACCCCGACCCCAAGACGGGGACGCTCCTGCGGGCGATGACGGCTCAGCAGATCGTCAAGGAGCTGATCGGCGAGGACGGCACCCTCGGCAAGCTCGGGAAGAGGGGAGTGAGGATCCTCTTCGGGGACCAGCGCGACGACATGGCGCGGCAGGATTCGCGCATCGCGTGGCGAGAGGCGAAGTACGGCATCTGCCTGGCCCTCAAGAACAGCCACATGGCGATCAACCAGAAGCAGCGGGAGGCGGACCTTCCGGGCCTGGCCCCGTCGAAGCGGGTGATGGCGGCCATGCAGTACGTCGCCCAGTACGAGTCGGAGTTCAACCCCCAGGCGAAGTACGCGTGCCCCGAATGCTCCTGGCAGTTCCAGGAGAAGAACGAGCGGGACTCGCACATCGTCGCGCAACACCCCGACCGCTGCGCGATCTACGGGCTGACGCCATTCGAAGCCCTGCGCCCCGAGGAGGATGACGAGGCGAACGAGCGTGTCGCAAAGCGGGACGCCAAGAAGGCGGAGATGGAGCGGATCGACGCCGAGTACGCCGGCGGCGCGAAGGCGCGGGCTGTGATGGGCGCCCAGGCCGAGGACATCCTCACGTCGATGCAGCGACAGATCGTGAACCTCACCAGCGAGCTCGCGGAGCTCAAGGGCGGCGGCCGCCGCAGGGCCGGCCCCAAGAGGGCCCGCGCACGGAAGCCGAAGCCGGCCACGAAGGAGGTCTGATGCCGAAGACGACGACGAAGGCGGGCGCCGCGCCGGCCGCGCCCGCTCCCAAGGCCGCAGCCGGCAAGCCAGCGTCCAAGAAGGCGTCCGCGCCCGCCAGGTCGAAGGCCAAGGCCGCGGCGGCGACGGTCCTGACGTTCCCGGGCCAGGGCCGGAAGCCCGACCAGGGCGAGAGGGCGGTGTTCATCACCCACGGCGAGACGTCGTTCGAGGTCCAGCTCGCGAGCAACACGCTCATCGTCCCGCCCGGCCGCGTCGAGGTCCGGAGCAACGACCCCTACTGGTCGGCCCTGCAGGTGGCGCACCACATCTGCAGCACGCTCGCAAAGCGGGGCGGGTACAAGCTCGAGGCCGAGTAGCGTGACGGCCCGCGCGGTGTCCGCCGCCGTCTTCGCCGTCTACAACCCGGCGGACGAGCCCGTTCCCTACACCTTCGGCTCCGTGGAGTTCACGCTCCGGCCGAACAAGGTCAACGAGCTCAAGCCGCCGCCGGGCCGGGACGACATCACGTCCGAGGGCCTGCTTCACCACGTCCTGGTGACGCTCTCCGTGCGCGGGGTGCGTGAGGTCAAGGACCAGGGCAACAGCAAGGCTGTCAAGAAGGTGGTCGAAGAGGCCGAGGAGGCGCACGCCCTGTGGCCGCGCACGACGCTCGGCGCTGTTCTCGAGCGCCACAAGAAGGCCCAAGCCGACGACGTCAAGAGGGGCCTGAAGCCGCGGCCGGATCCGCCCGAGGTCGTCGCGGCGCGAAAGATGGCCAAGGAGTGGGGAATCCTTTAGCGGAGGGACGTGGTTGCTGACGAGCTCGAGCATCGTCGACGAAGAGCTGCTGGACACGCTTGAAATCGACCCCCTGGACGCCGGCAACGCGGAATGGCGCGCGCGCGGCCTGCGCAAGCTCCAGACGGCCGTGGATCTCGTGTCAGACCGGGAGTGGTCGTTCTCGTACACCTCGGCCCAGGTGACCGTCCCGGCCGGACCCAACAAGACCTACACCGACGGCCGCATCGCGGCGCCGCCAGGGTTCCAGCGATGCGGGCTGCAGGGCGCGATCTACCCAGTGGGGCGTCCCGACGACCTCATCCACTACATGAACCCGACGCACTTCTTTCGGCAACGGGAGAACCTGAAGGGCGGCCCGAGCTCGAAGCCAGGGTCCTATACCGTCTTCGACTTCGATTCGGCCGCGGGCGTCCCATTCCTGTTCTTCGATCCGTTTCTCTCGGCTCCCGTCACGGTGCAGGTCTACTTCCAGAGGCGGAGCCCAACCTGCTCCCTGACCGCTCCGCCCACGGACCAGCTCGGGTCGTTCTTCCCCGACGACTTCGGGAGCCTTTTCCGCATGGGGCTTTCGGACTGGCTACTGGTGAAGTCGGGCGACTCGCGGTCGCTCGAGCAGTTGTCGCCGCGGTTCAAGGAACGGTTCGCGCAGCTCCAGAGCCGCTACAAGCAGGGCTCGGACGCGCTCGAGCGGAAGGGCTCGCGCGGCGTTCGCCGGTACGGGATGCACTGAGGAGGTGAATCGTGGTGCGGTTCTTGGGAAGGTTCGACAGGGTGTTGGCGGCGTTCCTGGTGCTCTGGGCCCTGATGGTCCTGGCCTCGATCTCATCGGTACTGGGACCCCTCGGCGTGGCCCCGGCCAGGGCGGACACGCAGCGCACGGCCAACTTCATGATCCGGTACGACGTCGACTCAGGGACGGAGACCTTCTGCCGCGTCACGGGCCAGAACGGCGACCCCTTCGGCGGAAGCATCGGGGTCGGACCTCAGATCAAGACGACGGGGAGCTCGACGAGCGTAACGGAGAACGTCGCAAGCACGGCCCCCTTCGCCGGCTTCGCAAACGGCGACATCATCCTGGTTACACGGTCCCTGACTACCGGGGTGACCGACATCCGTGTCGTAACGGACGCATCGGGCGCACCTACGACGGTCGTCGTCGACACCGCAGTGGACTGGTCTGGCGGCTTCACCTTCCGCTACCTGAAGACGCGCTGCGGGACAACCGATGCGGACGGCTGGGTAGAGGCGGCCGGGGCGAAGTGGATCTCGATGACGGTGCAGTACGAACAGGGCGACCTCGACAACCTCTCCGTCCGCTGGTATGGACGCGCCGCCGGGATCGGCTCGCTTCCCGTCGAGATTCACCCCGGCACTGCCGGGAGTTGCGGCTCAGGGACGCTCGCTGCTCGGTTCTGCGATTTCTCGACTCCGGGCCAGGCTTCGCGGACCACCTACGTCACCGAGACCCCCTGGAACGTCGTCCGCATGGGCTTCAAGCGGAAGACGACGGACACATCTGACGCCGGCGCGAACCTCGAAATCGTGACGGCCACCGTCACCACGAGCCGGTAGGGAGGGGATGCCCCCAATGAACAAGCGAATTCCATATCTCGCCTGGGCGCTCGCCCTTGCCGTGGGAGCCATCTTCTCCCCCAATGGGAGGGCCGACATCGTTCCGAACGGGGCCGGGGCTGGGGGCGGCGTCAGCGTCGGCGCCGCCCCTACCGACATCCAGGTCTTCACGAGCAACGGGACTTGGACGAAGCCACCGAACGCGAAGTTCGTGGTTGTCCAGATGGCTAACGGCGGCCACGGAGGTGGATCTGGACGACGCGGTGCTGCCGCTACGGCTCGTGGTGCTGGTGGCGGCGGCGGCGGCAGCCCTCTCACCTTCATGATGTTCTCGGCCGTAGCGTTGCCTGCCACAGTAGCCGTTTCAGTTGGCCAGGGCGGTGCTGGCGGTCTAGCCATTACCGTGAACGACACGAACGGAACTGTTGGGTCAACCGGAACGAACAGCGGCTTTGGCGACTTCCTTCGAGGTGGTTCAGGAGGTGGGACTGGTGGTGGTGGAGGAACAACGGCCGGCGGGGCCGGCGGCAACGGAACACTCGGCTCGTCGTCATCCTTCACTTTCACAAACGGGCTCAACGGCGGTACAGGCGGCGCGGCTACTCCGCTCGGGGGCAATGGTCAGGTTCTCACCGGGTTTCTCGCGGCCGGTGGCGGTGGCGGTGGCGGTGGGATCTCAGCCGCCGATGCCACTGGTAACGGTGGAGTCGGGTCTGTAGCGGGTGTCATCGGAAACTCAGGTCCGCGTGCTGTGGCCCTGGCCGGAGGCGCGGCGGGCACGACCCCTGGTGGGAACGGTGGTGTCGGAACTTCCGCAGCAACGCAGGAGTTCATGGGCGGCGCCGGGGGCGGCGGCGGCGCAAGCAGCATCACGGGCACTGGCGGTACCGGCGGAATCGGTGGGGATTACGGAGCTGGCGGCGGCGGCGGCGGCGCATCGCTCAATGGCAACAACTCCGGGGCCGGAGGTCCTGGCGGGAATGGCGTCGTGATCGTGGTGACGACCTTCTGATGGTCCAGATCCCCGCCGTCCTCCTCGTCGCACTGGTCGGCGCCCTCGGGGCCCTCGCCGCGTTCGTCCTTCGCCACTTCGAGAATCGACTCCAGAAAGCCGAAACGTTTCGCGAGGCCATCGCGACCTACGTGGATGCGATGCGCTACGACGTCCACATGACAAGCAAAACCCTTCCGTCTTCCGCCCAAGCAGCGAAAGAGCAGTTGGAGCGGATCCAGAAGCTGTACCTCGATCGACTCCGTCGGGACGTGTTCTCTGACCGTTGGAAGAAGCGTAAAGACCCAGAGGTAGGCTGAGTGGATCCCTACAAACTAAGTGTCGTCCTACTCCTCGTGGCGACGTTCTTGGCCGTCGTCATCTTGGCTGGGTACATTCGCGTTCTCAGCCTTGAAAGTAGGGTAGGGCGCCTCGAGGTGAGCCTGGCGACGGTGGTTCAGGACATGGACTCGATCACCGCAGACTTCCGCCGGATCCGGACGGCCGAGGAGTCGATACCGGTGGAGACACGGAGGCTAAGCGACCTACTGGGGAGGATCGACGAGTCGATGCAGCGCCTGATCGTGTCGGAGAACGAGCGCATCGAGATCTCTGCTCGGCTCGATCGGCTGGAGAAACGAGGCGAATGATCCCTGACGACGCCTGGAACCTGCTCATGGAAATCGAGGGCGGGGACAAGCTCGTCACGGACGCGGGTGGCCTCACGAAGTGGGGCATCAGCCAACGGGCCTACCCGGGGCTCGACATCGCCGGCCTGATCGAGTCGCAGGCGCGGGTGCTCGCCGAAAACGACTACTGGAGAGTCGCGCGCTGCGACGCGCTGCCGGCCCATCTCCAGTTCCCGGTGTTCGACTCGGCCTTCAACCAGGGCGCCGCGGCCGGGGTCCGTTTCCTTCAGACGGCCCTCCGCGTGCCTGTCGACGGCATTCCAGGCCCGCGAACGCTCTCCGCAGCTCAAGCCTCGGGGCCGGAGGCCCTCCACCGTTTCAACGCCGTGCGGAGCAAGGCCTACGCGAATGGCGCTCCCGGCTCCTGGCATTCGTGGTTCCACCGCGTCTCGTTGGGCACGTGGTTCGCGTGCCGACAGGCCACTCGAGGTGAAGGATGAAGCGTCTCGCGATCATCGTCTTGGCCGTCAGCTCCGCTTCCTGCGCCGGCATCGTGAAGCTCCTGCCGCCGCCGCCAGGGCCGCCGGACGTGCCCGGCACGCCGCCGACGACCACCCTCCCAGGCCCCACGAAAGACCCGTCGCCCGTCTGCTGGCGCGACGTGCAGCGCGCGTGCGGGTGCTGGCACCGACCCCCTGGTCAGGACTGGCAACTGACGCCCGCCTGCGACGCGCCACCGACGACGCAGCCACCTGCGCCGGGAGCATGTGCAAAGATCGCCGGCCCGGGCGAGTGCATCGGCCTCCACAACGAGCCGGCCACGCCCATCACGAGCACGCTCTACGGGGCCGCCGTCGACGCGGCACTGGCGCAGGTGACGGGCTGCCAGGTCGGGGACGACTGCACGGCGGGAGACGGCGGGGCGAAGGCCCAGAAAGAGGCCACGCTCGCGGTCATGCGGCTTCTCAAGGCCCAGGGCTTCTGCGTGACCTACGACGTCGACCACGGGAACGCGGGCGGCCTGAACTCGGAAATGGGGGTGCGCCGTGACGCCCAAACGATCGAGTGGTTCCAGATCCTCTCGTCCGCGGGCAAGGTCCGCTGGTCGCTCCCGGGCGGGGTGCGTGGCCGCTGCTCGCCTCCGACGGATGAGGAATCAATCGAGGAGGTCGAGCGCGCATGGAAGATCCCACCTGCTGCGCCGCCTCCGGCAAGCCCTCCGGCGACTCCGCCGAGTCCTGGCCAAGGAGAGAGCGGCTGCTCCTTCACGCTCGCGGACGTGACGGAGTGGCGGACCCAGGTCCACCCGGTGACTGGGACGCAGACGATCGACTCGACCCCTCAGGCGTGCAACTTCAGAGATCCGCCGCGGCCCCCCTGCGACCATCCCCATGGGCTCGCGCGCTGCTGCCTCCTCGCCGAGGAGAAGGGCAATCAGGGGTGCGCGGACAAGCTCTTCGGGTCGCCGACCTGGAGCGTCGTTGCCGGCGACGTACGGATCGTCACGCCCTGGGCGGGGACGTCAACGAAGGTCAAGGTGGCCGAGGGCTCAGGGCTCCTGAAACTCGAGGGCTCGGCCGACCCGCGCACGAAAGTATGCATCCGGGTCATCGCGGGAAGCCCGGCCTGTGCGGTGAAGCCGGACGGTGGCTGCCTGACCGAGGCATGCCCGTGACGTGCGGCGAACGGTCGGCGGTTCCGGGCACAGGCGTGGGGACCTTTCGTGCTGTTGCCAGTTCTGCCGCGATCGTCGGCACGAGGGTATCGGACCTCTCCATCCTGATCTTGTGCGCGCTCCTGAGCCTGCCCACGTTCGTCGTCGCCGCCGACGTCGCGCCGGCCCCCGCCCCCGCCGCAAAGCCTGAGCTAGAGACGGCCCTGTATCTGGGGACGCTCCTCACCCTCGACCAGGATCAGGGCGGGGCCCTCCACCGCGGGCAGGACCTGGTGACGCTCCGGCTCGTGGCTGCACTGCCACTACCTCTCGGCATCCGCTTCGGCGGCCGGATGGACCTCACGAGCCTGGGCGCCATCGACACCGCGAACCTGGACATCAAGAGCCTTCGCACGATCGAGACCTACGGAGCGCTGTCGTGGTCTCGGAAGGTGGCCGGCTTCGACATGGGCCTTGCGGTTTCGGCCGGCGCGCTCGTCCCGGTCGAGGGCGCCGTGGAGTGGCGATACCAGACGCTCTACGCGGGTGGGCTGCGCCTTGGGCGGGGCAGATCCTGGACCTACGTCATGGCGGGCAGCGACGGGGCTGCGGACGCGGCTTGCGCGTGCTCCAGTGGCGTGCGCGCGATCTTGGCCGGGAGCGTGGAGTTCCATCGCTTCGCGCTCGTGGGCGACTGGGTGAGCGGGGCGGGTGGTAGGCGGAGGGGGGGCGTGATGTTCCGCGTCCCCATGCCGTGAGACCGGCTCGCGTGGTCTTTGTCGCGTTGCTGATCCTCGCTCGATCTCGTCGCAACCTATGCAGCAGTGAGGCTCAGGCGCGCACGCTGCTCCCAGGCTCTCGCGGCCCTCGATCCCCTGGGGATCGAGCGGCACTGTGTCCCGCCGCCTCCGAAGGCTGGGCCCCAATGAAGTGCTGGAACTGCGTCGAGCAAAACGAGCAACACCAGCGCGATCTCTGGGAGGCCATCAGACGCGAGGACTACAAACGGCAGGTCCGGCTCGCGAGCCGCTTTGTCGTTCCAGAAGAGTACCCCTTCGAGGCGTGGCTCCTGCACCGAGTGCTTCACGGGCTCGATACGCTGGACTACCTTCTGGGCATTGAGAGCTGGCGCGGGTCGCTCAGCTTCGTTCTCGAGCACGTCGGCGTCCTCGACGCGCCCTTCGACGGCGGCATCATTCATTGGCGGTGGGACCCCTGGAACAGCGTGATGCGTCGGCTCTACCGAGACATGCGCGCGGAGATGGCCCAGTGTTCGGCGGCCTGATCGACTGGCTGAGGTTCGGCCGTGGCGTGAAGGGCGTCGCGGACGCCGTGGAAAAGGAGAGGAAGTTGAACAAATACGACTGGAAGATCACCGCGAAGAAGGCGGGCATCACGCTCGGCAAGGTGGCGCTGGGTGGTGCCGTGACGGCGATCGTCGGGCTTGCGTCCGACCCCGTCGCCTTCACCAACCTGCTACTCGCCGCCGGGGCCCCCGCACAGGTGACCGCCGCGGTCATCGCGCTCTCGGCCGCCGCGATCACGGCCTACAACAACTACCGAAAGAACAAGACCTCGTAAGGCGTTGGCGAAGGGGACTCCATCCTCGCAGCAGAAGCGCTTCGAGCTTCGGCCCGGGGCGCAAGGCTTTCCGGCCGCGTGGACGGGTGTCGTCAGTGAGGGTGACCCCTCGGCCATCCCGCCCAACGCTCTCCAGCGGGCGCGGAATATGCGCTACCGGCAGGGGGAGTGGTGGGTCCGTCCGGGACTCTCCCCGATCGGCGATGCCTTCCATGACGGCGCTGCCTGCATCCACAACATCCTCTCCTACCGCACGGACCCGCTACGCATGTGGATCGTGGTCTTCGGCTGCTTCGGCGGCGCGCAGGGCGGTACGGTGTTCCTCTTCGATCCGGAGCAGGAGCCGCAGCTTCAGGCCTACGTTCAGTACATCTCCGACGCCGACCGCAGGATCGCCATCGCCGTGTTCGATGGCCGGCTCTACATGGGGGAGGGCTCAAACCTCCGCGCGGTCACGATCACCAGGGCTCCGTACGGCGTGCCTCTCGACCAGATTTCAACCACGTTCGACACCAGCATCTTCAGCTTTCCCGGGTTTCGCATTTCGTCGCTGCAGGAGTTTGACGGAAAGCTCTTCATCGCCCTCGACGGCGGCGCAGGCCTCTCGAAGATCGCAGTGTGGGACGGGCTCAGCGTGTCGGATGGCGTCACGGTGCCGTTCGACATCACGGGCATCAACCCCGTTACGCGCTTCGGGATCTGGCGGAACAAGCTCGTGGCCGGCTTCGGGACCGCTACCGCGCACATCCGCGTTCGGGACGCTGGCGCCGTCCCTGGGACCTGGACGACGGTCGCCTCCGCGGGCGTCGCCGCTCAGGAAGCGCCGTCAATGGTGTCCTTCAAGGACATCCTCTACCTCGCGAACGGAGGGACGGACATCTTCGCCTACAACGGCACGACCCTCGTCTCGGTTCGGAACATCGCCGCCGCTGGAGGCGTCGGGGGTGGCATCAACTCCGTGGCGGTCTTCAACAACGACCTGTACTACGCATGGAACGACGTCGGTACGGTACACGCCATGCTCGGCCGGTACGATCCGAACTCGGGCCCCGGCAGCATCGAGTGGCAGGACTCCTGGAAGGACTTCACCGCGCAGACGAACCCTGGTCACGACCTCAGCAACCTCCACCTCGTCCGCTCCCTCGTGAGCTACCGCGACATCCTGTTTGCGGCGTTCTTCCAGGGCGGCGCCTTCGGTTTTGCCTCTAATGTCCCAGTCGCCTTAGTTTCGTCGGTCGGTATCGACACGCTAGGTCGGTGGGATTCATACCTCCAGGGCAACGGACTCGTGGGCGGGACCACCTTCCCAATCCTGGATCTCATTCCCTACTGAAATGCCCGTCCTCGTCCAAGACTACGTCAAGGGCAGCGGAACCGACAGAGGGGTTGGGCGGATCCGTGGCCGCACCTATCTCGCTCGACACGGCTTTACTCAAGCGAAAGAGATGTTCCCCCCGTTCGGTGTGACCGCGACTGCGCTGCGGCCCTCGAGAGCGATCTACAAGAGCCGCCCCTACCTCGTTGGCTGCTACAACCAGAACGTGCTTATCGACGAGCACCGGCGCTTCCTCCGGCAGGGGGTTGTTCAGCCGAGCCACCCACCCGTGATCTCGGTGGGAGCTGGGACGACCTTCCAGGTTCCGTATCTGGCGTTCTATGACGTCCTCACGGACGAATGGGGACCCCTCTCGGCCGCGGGCGCGGGCGTGACGGGCGACACTAACCGATCGTGGTCCCAGATTCAGGCCCGCACGCCGGAAGACGACTTTGTTTTCGACGGAAAGGTGACGCTGGCCGCGCCCTCCACCAGCATCGGAGGGACGCTCACGCGGTTCTCGGCCCTCCGGCCCGGCGACAAGCTCGCACTTTCGGGAGCCCCTACCAGGTTCGCCACCATCGCCGATATCGACAGCGATGATCTCTTAACCACGCAGGAGACGCTGCTCGCCGGCGCCGCCCAGACGATTAATGTGCGGATCCAGCCGCGCGCGTCGCACGTGGGTCTCTTCGTCTCGGCGAACGGGGCCCTGCCCAGGCTGGCTGAAATGCGTCAGCTCGGGGTCACGACAGCGACGGAGAGCGTTCCGACGCTCGCTCTCGGTATGACGCTCGACGATTTCACGCGGATGCCGCGCTGCACGATCAACGTAGCGTGGCATGACCGCCAGGTGATGGCGGGGGACGAAAAGCACCCGGACATCCTCTACTTCTCGATGCTCTTCTTTCCTGAGCGGTGGCAGGGCTTCAGCCTTCCGACCAGGAACGGGGAGCCCATCGTCGCCCTTGTGCCCCTGCGGGACATCCTGCTCGTCCTGACACCCAATACGTCCTACGTGATCGCCGGCTACACGGAGGACGACATCGAGATGAACATCTCGGACGGCCAGCTCGGGGGATTCAACCACGCGGCCTGTAAGGTGATCCACGGCCGCGGCTGGATCCCGAACCGTAAGGGCGTCTACGTCTTCGACGGCGCCTGGCACAACGTGATCCTGAGCCGTCTTTCGGAGTGGCAGGCGGCCTACGCGGCGAATCGCGAGTCCTTCCAGGGCGGCTTCTCCGTGGACGACGAGAGCAACGACGAGTTCAAGTTCTGCCCTCGGTTCGCGGAGGGTCGAGGTGGCATCAACAACGACAACTACACCTCGGAAGTTTGGGTCGGGTCCTACGGAAACGTGGTGCCGGAGGTGGGAGGCTCCATGGGGCAGGCGATCTGGGGCAACGATAGCCCGCTCAACATAGATTCAAACCCGAGCACGCAGTGCGACTCGATGGAGTACGTCTCGGACCCCACCTCCGGCATCGGGAAGCTCATCTACGGGATGTGCGACGGCAAACTTTACGAGGAAAATGACATTTTCAACCCGCCGCAGCCCGGCGAGATCATCACGGCCCACCAGTTCTTCGCGGACCCTGGCGGTCAGGTGGAGGACGGCAAGACCCTGCAGGCCATCTGGAGCTATGTGGAGTCGGAGTTCTCGGCTTGGCGGGTTGAGGTCTACCCGGGAGACGAGTACGCGGTTCCGATCGACCCTCAGCTCGCTCCGGCACCGGCCGCGTGGGGCATGGATAAGCCAGCGGGCCAGCTCATCCTCGGAGGCGCCAACCCCCTCTACGCCTCGAAGACCGTGTGGCCCGATCGTCCGATGCGCTGTCGCGGCCGTGGCTTCACCTTCCGCTTCACGTGCTCGGGCAGCAGGTTTAAGTTCCGCGGCATCGGCGGACAGTACCGACCCGGGATCGGGTCACGGCTCCCAGTGAGTAGCCCCGTGTGATTCCCGAAAACTCTTGTATGGTTCCTTGTATACTCTGCCGGAAGGGCCGGAGGAGGCCATTGTGATCCAGGGCCGGCCGAAGCAACTGCCGATGTCGATCGCCGCAACAGGCGGCTCGACCGGTACCCCTACGCCAATTCCAGGCGGCATCCGCATCGGCCCGGTCCGCGGTCCGTCGTCAGGGCCGGCCCCACCGACATCCTCGGCGCCTCCGCCGCCGCCCATGACGCCCACCGCGAACTCGCCGGTTGCACCGATCCAGAACACCGTCGAGCGCGATCCGTACGTGGCTCAGTCGCAGGCGAACATCCAGAAGTACATCGAGGGCTCCGACGAGTTCGGACAACGGGCCATGGACTCCGCCGGGATGAAGACCCGCGACGCCTACGAGGGTGTCTACAAGGCCCTCGACGCCGACTCGGCCCGGCGCGGGATCGGGGGGAGCGGCGCGGCGGGCATCATCAAGGGGCGGGCGGGGGAGAGACTCGCGGCCGCGCTCGCTCAGCAGAACGAGGACATCGCCCTCGGGGAGCACAAGAACGTCGGCGATCTCCTCGGGCAGTCCGGGCAACTTGCCCTGGGCGCGACGGCTTCCATGCAGGCGCAGCAGCGCGTGGGGCTCGACAACTACCTCGCGCAGCTCCAGCAGGCGCAACAGGGCTTCCAGCAGATGCTGGCGCTCTCCAACCAGTACCCGCAGAGGCAGCCGGCGACGTACTACGAAGAGAGCGACCCCGAGTCGGCGCCGGTCTATGGAGGAAGCGGCGCTGGTGGAGCCGCCGGGGGAGCCGCAACGGGCCTAGCCTCTAGCCACGGCCCCAGGGGGTGGAGGTAGTAAATGGCGCAGATCACCAGCGGTTACAAAGGTCCGAACAGGCTCGAGACGAACGTCTCGGCCGCGCCGAGCGAGGGGTACGAACTCCTCCGGGCCCTGGCGTACGACCGCAAGGACGACTACCAAGAGCGACGGGCGAAGCGGGCGCAGGAGAGGCCGCGCAAGTCCGGTGGTGGTGGTGAGTACACGGGAACGGCCAGGCGCGCCGGGCCGGTGCAGCAGGAAAGGCCCCGGGAGGACCCCATGGCGCGGCAGCTTCGCAGCGCGCAGATGCGGGCCGAGATCCTTCGGTTACAGGCGGAGGGGGGGCCGATGCGGATGGTGCATGGCGCCGGGATCGTCCCCGGCTACACGATGGACGTGAATGCGATGAACGCGTACCAGCGGGCGGCGTACTTGCCGACGAATTCGGCGGCGGAGCAACAGGATCCACGTTTACAGGCCATAGCCGACCGGATGAAGGCGGAAGACGCGCGGTCGAGTCGCCAGGACTGGGGGCAGGGATACTGAGCATGCCCAACCTCTACGACGCCCTCGCGTTCGATCAGAACCAGCCGCCCACACCCAGGCCGAGGACGATCACGGGCAGGCCACAGCCGGAAGGCCCTCGGGCGCCGCGGGCGCCGCAAGCCCCAGACCTGTCGCGCTTCCCACAAGGACGAGCGTCCGAGTCCGGTGGCATGTGGGGACGCGGGACAGTCGGGATGGGAGGCGGGCGGCCGCGTCGGCTCCCGGTCGAGGGTGACCAGATACCCCAACGACCGCAGCAGCCGCAACCACCGCCGCCGCCGCAGAAGAAGGAGTCGAGCGCCGATTGGAACATGCTGACGAACAGCATGTGGCGAGGCTACTGATGGCGACGCGACCGTCGATCCTTCCGACCATCGACGAACTCGACCTGGACGACCCGACGGGGTACCGCTCCCTGATCGCAGGGGTGCCCGTCGCCGTCGACGCGGGCCGGCAAATCCTCGAGAGAGCGAGGGGCGGCATGACGGCGCTGGCCCCCGCGTACCCAGGCCAGCGAAGCCGCACGCTCCCGACCGGCGAGCTCGCGCAGCAGATCAAGGGCGAGCGCCCGCTCGGGCCCGATGGGGAGCAGCCGTCGCCGGCCGGCGGGAAGGACACGCCTGCCTCCACGAACGCGCAGGCGGTGAAGCACCCCGGTGCAGGTCTCACGGGCGTGGCCTTCGCGAAGGCGATCCAGGAGGCCACCGCGCCCGGGGCGGCTGTCCGAGCGGCGTCCGGTGGCGGCATGGAAGCGCGGCCGGCGCGGCTTCCTCGCGTGCAGCCGAACTTCGTTGGGCCTCCCACCGAGCAACAGCAGTTCGGCGGTTTGAACGAGGGGATTCGCGACCGGGCCTTCCAGTTCACCCCCGACCCGTGGGGCATCGACGTCTCGCAGGCGGGGATGGAGGCGAACGAGCGCGCGCGCCAGATGATCGAGGGGCGCCACATCAACCGGCTGGCGGCCATCGGTGCGGCGGAGCGGGCCGGCGGCGGAAGCCCGCAGGAGCGCGACCTCGCCGCGAGGAAGCTCAACGCCGAGGCGACCGCCCTCACGTCGCAGCCACGGCCGCTCGAGGGTGAGGGCGGAGCCTTCGAGGTGGGCAAAGGCGTGATCGAAAATGTCCAGCAGCGGCCGCCGGCCACGGTGGCCCAGAGGCAGCAGGCTGTCATCTTCGACCATCTCAGGAGGGAGGGCGCCGCCTTAAACCGCGCCTACGCGACTCGCGACGAAGCCACGATCAACGATGCACGTGCCACATACGAGAGAATCCTGCGGGACGCAGAGCTCATGCTCTCGTCGATCGCGGGGCGACCGATCACTGGCAGCCGACCGGCAAGCCTCGACCTCGGCTCGCCCTGAACCGCGGATGGCGGTACGGACCGAGCTACCGCGTCGAATCCGGCGGCGGGCACCCGCGGTAGATGATCGCGTCGATCTGGGTTTCCGGTACCGGCATCCTGGGATCGCGGCCGGTGTCGAAGGCGCCACCCGGACCGAAGTCGGGGTCATAGGCCTTCTTCGGCCTCGTGCAGTCGCGCGGCGTCGGCGTCGCGGTGTTGCTTGTATCGAACCCGCTCGTGCGTCGCTGGTCTTGGCCCCAGGGGGGTTGGTCCCTGCGCTGGCCCTCGCGGTCGGTGACGACGCCCCAGACAGCAACGGCAATGACCACCGCGAGCGCCATGGCCAGGATGGACAGCGGTATCAGCTTCTCTTTCATGCCCCGAGCGTAGGCATAGGCTTGGAGGCCAGTCAAGGGTCGTTCGAACATGGCCCGTAGCTACGACGACGAGTTCGGTCCCGGAGGGGTTTTCGACATCGGCGGTCCGTACGACGAGAGTGGAGAGACCGAGATCGACCGCATCATCAAGCGGCCGAGGCGGTTGCCGCAGAGCGACGGAACCTTCCTGGACCGCGTCGGGGAAGGGGTGGCCACCGGCCTCGAGTACGCGACCCTCCCGTTCACCGGCTACAGCCGCTACATCCGCGACCCTCTGGCGCGCCGCGTGGCCCGCCTCCAAGGCCTGCCGGTAGGCGACGACGCGACTCTCGGCTCGATGGTCAGGGCCACGGCAGGATTGGGTGCCACTGGGCCGCAGGACTCGAGAGCAAGGAGGATCGCAGGCACGTTGCTCGAAGAGGGCACGAATATCTTCATGGATCCCGGGACCGCGCTTGGCGTGGGTCGCATAGCTGGCAGGATCGTAGATCCCGGCGTGCTTCTGCCGCTCTTGAAGAGCAAGGCGTTTCACGCCGGCAGCAAGCTCGCGTTCGCCGCCCCTGCGGCGGCCGGCGCGATCGTGGAGGCCGACGCGGCCAAGACCGCCTCTGACGAAGGCCGGACCGGAGACGCCTCGGAGCACGCGACCCGCGCCGCCGTCGACGCCGCGATGGCCGCGATGGGGTTCGGGCTCGTGCCCGGTGGGCGAGGGCGCGTGGCTGAGGAGGGCGCCCCGCCACCGCGTCCACGGCGCCTCGACACGTCCATCGTCCCGTCCGAGCGCCCCCGCATAGTCCAGGGCGAGCTCATGCCCTTCCCGGAGCTGCCTGGGAGTCCGTCCGCGCTCGCGCGAGATGTCACGCCGCGGCGCGGCCCGCGGCCCGCAGGCTACCTGGAGGAGGTGGCGCCGCAGATCGAGCCGCCGCCGGGCGTGCAGGCCGCCGCCGAGATCGCCGCCCGCGCGGGGAACCCCACGGCAGGCGCGCGCATCATCCAGACGGCGATCGAGCCGAGGGCGCTCCCGCCGGCGCCGGAACCACATCCCGCCGCCGCCACACCCGGGGCCGGAGCGCCCGCGCCGATGCCATCCGCAGAGATGGCGATCGGTGCACCGGTTCAGCCGGTGT